CCAGTCAGGTTAGTAAATTTAATTTCTTGACTTTCGCCTACTGTATATACTTGGTGTGTTTGATCTATTAAGTTATTATTTCCACTGATATTTTTTCTTGTAAGTACAAATGTCTCAAGTTCTTGATGAACAACAAATTCATCATCCTGTCTCCAGTTATCCCATCCATACGGTATTACAAAAGAATCGTCAGCAGCATTAATTTTATATTGTTTGTGTTCGTGTGCGCCAGCAGGATCACCAGATGGTGCATATATTGATTTTAATACACCATGTTGTTTAAACAAATTAAAACCAATTTGATCTTTTGAATATGTTCCTCTTGAATACTCAGAATTTGCATAATTACTATAATATTTTTGTGTTATAATAAAGTTTTCAAATTCATACTCAGCTCCCTTTGGAGTGTCTTTATAACTTAATGGAAATCCTAGTTCAGTGTCGTTTGCGCCTGTTCCAATTTTGTAGCCAAATATTTTTTCTCCATCAAACTTTTTACCATTTATTGATCCTAGGTAGTTTCCGTAGTGATTGTAAAAGCTATAAAGTGGATTTTGATTGACTGTGTGCTTTTGTTGAGCAAATTTAATTTTATCTGTGAAATACATGTCTGCATTTTTATATGTAGTGTCGACGGCATTATTAATAGTAAATGTGTCATTTTCTTCTAGTACTATGTCTGTGCCACCAACTACATAAATTTTATGATCAGTTCCTGACGGAATATGATTATCAACATATACATATGTTTCACCTGCTCCGGTTGGTACACTATCATTTTGTTTAATACCGTGTGTAACTGCACCAACATACTGATCTTGCTTATATCCAGCATGGGTATAAAATTCAATTGATGCATTAAATTCAATAATTGGTCTAAGTGCTATTCTTTGTTTATTTCTTATTTCAGTAAAATCATATCCAGTGATTAATTCTTGTAGTTTATTAATTGTGCTTATGTTTACCCAATGATTATTTCTACTCCATGCAGATTGATATGAGTCATTTTTGTTAACAACAATGTAATCTTTGTCTGGTGAGATTACTATACCATCGTTATACATTAAATTATTATCCGGTGATAGTGTTGTTTCTGCTAAAGTAATTTGTTGAGTAGTTGCTGGTAATATAGATACGTTGCCAGTAGTAGCATTAATTGTTAATGAAAATATATCATTATTGTTTGTTCCACTGCCATGTGTCCAGGTGCCTGTAAATTTTACAAGTATATCTTTATCAAGAACAGTAGTGTTAGATTCTAACTGTGGGAAATCAAACCCATCAAAGAATGGTAATCTACTGTTAACAGGTGTATTATTATAATCATCTACTAATTGTTCTGGAGTACTACTTGCTCCATATGCCGAGTTTAATTCTGCATTGTATAATATTTTATTAAACCATACACCGTTTGCAGAAACACTGTGCTTAACATTATTTTCATATACTCGACTTATACCGTCATTGCTGATATATTCACGTAATGTATATTTTGATACACTACCTGTAACAATATATGTTTTGTTTAAAACGTCAGTATGCCAACCACTGCCAGTGAACTTAATAAGCATTTGATTTTCAAGTACAAAAGAATTATTATCATCTGTTATAGTTGACGTGTTATTAGTATTAATTTCTGTTAATGGATTTACTGTACTTCCTGTATATATACTTTCGTATATAGGCAACTCTTCTACCCAACGATAGTTTACATAGTTAACAAATTTATCAATATCAATTGGTGGGTTAAATCCATACTTATGTGAGGCGTATGCAGAATTATAATTATATGTACTAAAGTTTTGATTGATTGAATGAGCTACGTCATCAAATGTAATAGTGTTTGTTGTTTTTCCTGAGTTGTTATATGCAACAATTCCAGGAGAAAGTTGTGTAGTTCGTTGCAGGTCTTTATAAACTTTTGGTTCTAAGTATACATCACCACTTTCAGCTACATCACCTTTTCTACTACCAACAAATACATCTATATCATCTAATGGTCCCTTTGACACCATTTGATCTAGTGTACTGTCTAACCAATTTTTATTTAAGTCTGTTTGAAAAACATTTGGTAAAAAATTACTAGTTTTTATATTATTGACTTGTTGTTTGCCTGCTTTTTTCTTAGCCATTATTATGTTCCTGCTTTAATATTTGCATCTGTAATATTTGTAATAATATCAACGTCATTGACATTTACATCTGCAATAATAAGTTCGTCTGCGTTTGGCGTAAATTCAAACATATCGCCAAATACACTTCCTGCACCTTGTGGTACAATAACAAAACTACTCAATAGTCCTGCTAGTTCTTTATGTACATATGCAGCTAATTCAGTGAAGTAAAAAGTTTCACCAAAGTCCCAATTACTCGAATTAAAAAATGAATCAATTGCATCTACTGTTTTTGTTTTTAAATCAGTATCTGTAACATTTGAGCCGTATAGTTTAATAATTCTAAATCTAGCTTTAAGCTGTGGATCAGCATGTGTACCAAACAACGGTCGGTACTTAACTGGTTTATATACAACGGTGTCACTTACTGCTTTTTTGTCCACTACGCCTGTGAATTGTGTTCCTAGTTCATAACTAGTTGGCGGAGTAGGTACTGTAGTTGTTGCGCCTTTTAGATAATTCTTGTATTCAGTATCATATGATTTTGATAATGCAAACACATCAATAACATTAGTGAAACTAGGATCAACAACTTGATTATCAGCAGCAATATGCTCCCATTCGAATTGGTTGTTTATTTTACCATTCTCACTGTTTCCACTTGATGTTTCGGACGTGTTACTTAATCCAACAATATCATAAAATACATTTGGATTATCTGGTCTTGAATCAGCATTACTATCAATTAGAGATAGTCTGTATTCATTTGAACTTGCAGAATCATATCCATATACATAAAATGATCCAGCACTAATAAACTGTGGGTTACTAAAGTCTGTGTTTACTTGCTTAAGAGTAATAGTATCTCTTTTTGCTTTTTTAGTAAACGAGCCTATTTCTACTTCGTTTTGGATATTTCCCAATTTAGTAGATGCACTATTAAAAATAAATCTTCTTGTTCTAATATAGATATCATAAGACACACCTGTGTAGTTAAAATAGACTACCCAGTTGTTGTCAATATCAGCTACGTTAAAGTTAGCTGGGTATGTATCATTTTGAGAAAATGGAGGAGGTGTAGTATCAATTTCCCATGTTGTTTTTTGTTGGTTATATTTTATGCTAAATGGCTTTTTCTTTTCAAAATAAGAAATAAATAAATCTTTTTCTCTGTTAGAAAATTTTCTCGATAGTGCAGGATAGATAACATCAACTGTACTGTTAGTAGGTATTTTTCTATCTAACACTATAGCGCCAGTTCCATTTGATTGTAGCCCTGTAGGCTTACCTGCGTTAACACCGGTTCCTTCTACACCAAGTCCATTATTGTTTACGTCAACAACCTTTGCCCAAATATTTTTAGTAGGCTTAACTTTTCCTGTTCCTATTCCGACACCTGCGGCAGTGAATACTGTACCTGCATAACTGTTTGGTGATCCGATTAATGTAAAGTCTGTGTCGCCTGGTACTGTAATTTCATATTCTGTTCCCACAACAAAACTACCAGCCGTTACACTGCCTCCGGCAAATTTAACTAATGCGCCTGGCTTAAGATGTTTCATATATGTAGTAGCAGTTGTACCTACTCTAGTTGTGTTAGATGTTACTGGGTCTGTTAAATATCCACTTAGTACACCACTTGCAGAATTACTTTCGTTGTTCCATGTAAATACTGCAACGTTACCATTTGAATCAAGTGTTTGATCAGTAGTCTTAAGAGTTTCTGTTGCTGACCTAAATCCATCATAATATAAGTTTATGAATTCGTCATTGTCTAATATATCTTTAACATATTTTTGATATATCCCATTTGCCGTATCTGAAATTGAAGCCGATACTGCTACTAATTTATTTTCAGAATATAACGTTGCGTCATTTCCTTGCAAGTATAAATTACTGTATGTTCCAGTTGGATCTGTAAATTTAGAATATCTACTATGTCCACTAAATGTTCTGTTTACACTTTTAATTTTTAAGATGCCGCCGTTACTATTACCAAGCATTGTATTATAATCTTGTGCGGTAATCATTCTATCTTGACTAGCATAGTTTCTTGGAGCATTTTCTCTAATTTGATCTAATGTTTCATTTGAACTTGCAGTTGATATTGATTGCTTTAATTGTAAAGTGAATACTGCATTGTAGTTGTTGCCATCACTTCCTGTATAATTTATTTGTACTTTTTGTGTTGCAATGTCATCTGGTCTTAAAATGTATGTACTGTTAACACTTGTTCTATACCAAACTCTTAATGTGTCTGTTGGAACGTTACCAAATGTACGATCAGGAAACACAACAGATATTGCATTGTCTTTTCTAGTTTTTACACTGAAAACATCTCTTTCGCCTTGTGCTAGATTATTATAAATTACATTACTGTTAACGTCAACAACCTTTGTCCAGTTCTTTAAAACGTTTCCTGTGCTATTAATATTTTGTACCCATACATCTGAATTATTTACGTTTGTTGCATTAATATCAAAAGAAGCATTGTCAATAGGCTCACTAATCACAATATCCTCATACTGCAACGAGCCTTGCTTTAATCCAAAAAAGAATCCAGTATTGACACTGCTTATTCCCTTGCCATCATTTTTATAATATAATCCAAATGAATTAACTGGGTCAGGGTATTTCTCTGTAAATGATCTTGTATAATTATCATAGTCACTGCTTATGATATTAAATGTAACACTTGCACCAGATACTGATCCTTGTGCATCAAATTTAACCTGATTGGGTGTATTATTAAAATCGTAGAATTCTGTTTTTATATTATTAATTACTACTGATTTTTTTGGACTACCAAATTGGTTACTGTTTTGTAGTACTGCATTTACTACAGTAACAAAGTCATCTAAATTATTTACATTGTTAGATACTTCGTACTTTAAATCTGTTCCACCTAAACTAATACCCGCACTACCAATAACTGGCTCGTTTGTTTTTACGCTAACTATTTTCATTTCACCATACGCTGGCACATTGCGTCTTGGTTGATATCCTAAAAATTCTGCTAATTTGTAAACACTCTCTTGTTTTTCTGCGGTACTTAAAAAATTGTTCCTCGCATTCACATCTACTCGATATGCTAAGTTGTGTCCAAACTGTGCAACTACATCTAGTAGTGATACAAATTCAGCTGATTCTACCCAGTCGTTGTAGTTCTCTGGATAATTATTGCGTACATAGTCAACCATTGCAGTTCTAATAGTATCATAATCAAATGCTTGAAAGTTTGCATTGATATATGATTCGTAGATTACTGTAAAGTCCTCTGCCGCAAATAGTCTATTTTGTCTTGATTTTTGTGCCATAATTAAAACTCTGCGTTTTCTGTAAATTCTTTATCGAATTTAATCTGCAACTCTGTTGCAGTTGTTGTTGGTAGGTAAGTCAGTTTCACATTAACTGTTACTGAATGTGTGTCGTGGTTTACACTTATATCTGAATTGTTTACTTCAAATCTAGGGTCATAGCTCACAACATTATATACTTCTTCTTCGATAGCATCTTGTGTTGCTTGGTCTAGTGGTTCAAACACATATAATTCTAAGTCGCAACCAAAGTCAGGATTTGACCATTTTTCTCCTTTACGGATTTTAAAATGATTCAATAAGTCCTGCTTCGCTAGATCTAAGCCGCTAAGGCTTTTACTAGTATAAGGTTGATTAATTGTTGTATATCCAAATATATTATTACTCATACAACTATTTATGCAAAAGATTAACTAGGTAGATAACGGCTCTATAATTAGCTTATCTTCTTGCCAATGTATGTACTTTTGCCAGGCTGCGTCTGGTATTGTGAGTGTATGATGCTGGTAAGCATAGTTTATTTGGTACCACGAAGGGTGTGTTGGTCGTTGCAT